AGATTCTACCTTGACATTTTCGGTAAGAATACAATCCGAAAGAATTTGAACAATAGAATTTGTAATATCCTTCATATCTTCAGATTCCATTGCCATAATCAGAATCTTTTCTTCTCTTACAAGAAAGGGTCTATACTTAATTTTCTTTCCTGTAGAAGGCAGTGTCAACTCATAAGTTGGCGTATTAATCTTGGGTAATGGCATACTAAGTGATACAACTCATATGTGATTATTTAGATCTCTTCTCCGCGAGAATTTCTAGTGACCCCATAACTTGCATCAAGATCTCTAGCAGATTGACTTCTACCAAAAACTCTTCCTCTAGTGCTGTTTAAGTATGCATTTCTTCGTAATTGATCCAGTTCGCTTTGAGAATTGCCCAAGATATTTCTTTGTTCTCCGGATGCACCTAAAGATGCTTGTCTAGCAGCAGAAGACTGTTGAAGTTCAGCAGAAGAAGATTGTGCAACATCTGTAAATTCACCTTGCTGACCCTTAGAGAATCCGGAAATATCTATGGCATATCGATCATAATTAAAACTTACAGAAACTTTCAGAATATCTGCACCACCATATGAAATAGGAATAGCACTAATCGTTTTTGGGAATACATTAATGAAAGAATATTTTATTGTATTAGTACTACTAACATTTCTTTCAAACTTTGTAATTGTCATAGTCTGGCATTTATAAGTATCGGGATATCTCATCCTACGATAATAATTTGAGTTTAAAGGATTTGCTCCGTCACCTATTGGAGCCAATGTTTCACTGCCACTACTAATAAAATCAATCCATCCCTCAAAAAACTTTATGCTCTTGTAATCAGTATCAACATAAAAAGTAAAATCAAAGTCAGTATATAATCTCGTGTGTGCAAATTCTTGAGATATTCCCATGAAGTTGTCTTTTACTTCTGCGGTTGCAAGACTAGTCCCTGGCAGTGATGCCTCAGAGCAGAGAAGTCCTGCATCTCTAGAAATAAAATCTTTATCAACACCTTTTTCACCCAAATATTTTATAAGTTCTTGATTTGGTCCAAAAGTAGAAAGGGACGAAAAGTCTACCTGATAATAATTAGTCTGCGATAAGTTGCCGAATAATTTTTTAACGTCTCTTGGTTGTATATTTCTTATAAGGGAACGAGCCACTCTAAATACCTGTAAGACTGCCTTTATTATTAGTTATTTAGATGTCATATAAAGGAAAATACCAACCTTCATATCCAAAAAAATACAAGGGTGATCCAACAAATATAATCTATCGTTCTCTCTGGGAGAGAAAGTTTTGTGTATATTGTGATACTAATGAGAATATTTTAGAGTGGGGGAGTGAAGAAATCATTGTTCCCTATCGTTCTCCTGTTGATAATAGGTATCATAGATACTTTCCAGATTTCTATATCAAGGTGAAGGATAAGAATGGTAAGATTAAAAAAATGATTATTGAGATTAAACCATATAAGCAGTGTATAGAACCCAAAGTTCAAAAAAGAAAGACTAAGGGTTATATCTATGAAGTCGTTGAGTATGCCAAGAATCAGGCAAAGTGGAAGGCAGCAGAAGAGTGGTGCCTAGATCGTGGTTATGAGTTTAAGGTTCTTACAGAAAACGAACTCGGTATTAAGTAATGCCAAGAAAAACTCTAAAACAAAGAAGAAGACCCACAGATGATAATGATAATCGTGTGCGTGGAGTGATTGATAGTTTCGTTGGAGTAGAAACTGCCGATGATATTATGGAAAGTTTGATTGGAGTTTTGTCTGAAGGTGGAAAGATTCCAACTGCAGGAAAATATTACACTTTCTTTTATAATGCCAAAACACCAGGAATACAATATGATCAGTATCCTCTCGTAGGTGTGACTGAAGTATTCTCTTGGGGATTTCGTGGAATCAACTTTCACTGGCGTGATAGAAGACAATATGATTATAATCAAATGTTCAGTGGACTCTATGAAATCTACCCAGAAGAGATGTCTGATGTTATAGAACTTGCTTTTGCTAATGTACGATCTAAATAGTTAGAAAAAGATAAATGGCAGATAAAAAAGTTTATCGATATCCTTATACATTGATAGCAGAGTCTACAGATTATCTGCAGATCGATGTTGTTAACTATGTGCCGATTGCAAAGGCAGAGGTTAATAATAAAAGTCTTACAAGCAAAGCAGGATCGAGAAGAAATCAGGGAAAGAAAAACTCTAAAACAATATTACTTCCTATTCCATCAAATATTTCTGATACCAATGCTGCCAAATATGGTTCTTCGGAACTGAATAGTATTGCCGGTGCTGCCATTGGTGGTATTGCTGGCATTATGGAAAGTGGATCAGCGTATGTAAAAGGGATGGGAACGGGTCTGGATGCAACTAAAAGTGCGATTAAAGGATTTGCTACAGGGACTTTTGATGCTGCTGGTGGAATAACAGGTATTCAAGGTTTCTTGACCAGACAACTAGCATCTGGGGCAGCAGGACTTCTTGGTGCTAATATCACACCAAATCAACTTCTTGCAAGAACGCAAGGTGAAATCTTAAATCCAAATATGGAACTCTTATTTAATGGACCAACTTTGAGATCTTTTAGATTCTCATTTAAGATGACTCCAAGGAGTCAAACAGAAGCAGATGAAATAAAAAATATTATAAGATGTTTCAAACAAAATATGGCACCAAAGGTTGGTAGTAGTAATGCGGCAGTTAATGAAGCAGGTGCTCAAAATACATTTCTTCGTACACCAAATGTCTTTGAGTTAAGATATCGTCAGGGAGCAGGAGAACATAAGTTCTTAAATAAGTTTAAACAGTGTTTCCTTGAAAATGTCAGTGTTAACTATACTGCTGATGGAACATATGCAACTTATCCAGACGGAACACCAGTTTCTATGGTAATGGACTTATCTTTCAAAGAGATTGAACCAGTTTATGATATTGATTATGATGACGCTTCATCAGGAACAGGAGTAGGTTACTAAAATGGGATACTTCAGAGAACTACCAGAGGTTGACTATCAATCTTTTCTTTCAGACAGTAACTCTTCTCAGAACTATCTGAGAGTTAAGAACTTATTCAGAAGAAATAAGTTGCGTGATGATCTGCAGAATGTATTCACATTATTTGAGAAGTATGAAATTGTAGAGGGTGCAAGACCCGACACAGTTGCCGAAGAGTTTTATGGAGACTCAGAACTTGATTGGGTTGTTCTGATGACTGCAAATATCACAAGAGTCAGAGATCAATGGCCATTATCAAACCGTGATCTTTATAAGTATGCAGTAAACAAGTATGGTGTGACCGGACTAACATCAGTCCATCATTATGAAACAATCGAAGTAAAAGATGCCCAGGGTAGATTGATTCTTCCCGCAGGTAAAGTTGTTGATGCAAACTTTTCTATTCCAAATCCTAGTAATGCTATGACAAACTTAAATCCAGTCGTCAATGTCAATAACTATGAGTATGAAGTTAGAAAAAACCAAGAAAAATCTTCCATCTACTTGTTGAAACCATCATATCTACAACAGTTCCTCAATGATATGAGAGAAATTATGATTTATGGACGTTCCTCAGAATATGTCAGTGATAACTTAATCAAAACAGAAAATACAAGAGTCACCAACCCATAAAAAAAGGGGAGGTTTTACTCCCCTTTTTACTCAGTCTGCTGCGAGTGCGGCAAAGTAACTCAGAGTATCATCGTCATCATCGGTAGAAGAAGATGAAGAACTCAGACCATCAAGTTCATCCTTGAGGTTCTGGGGAACTGGTTCTGCAGCACGATTCTGCTGACGGAACTCTTCCTCTTCCTCAATGGATTCTTGATCCTGGAACTTAGGAGTGCCCTTGATACCGAGCACATAGTCCAGACGCTTCTTCAGGTCATCATAGGACTTGAACTGGTCGGCAGCAACGAACTCTTCGAGAGAGTATTCTTTCTTCCAGATTGCTTCCATGGCATCATCATCGTCAAGCAGTGCATCCTGACGTGCGAACTCAGAAGAGTCGTAGTTACGATAACCGGCAACGTTCTTTGCCTTCAGTTTGAAGTTGGCACCTGCCCAGAAGTCGAACGGATCGATTGCTTCCTCGTCCTCGAACTCAGGTTGCATTGCTGCAGTGATCTTGTCAAAGATCTTCTTACCGAACTTGTACAGCATCACCTTACCCTCATTCTGAGGATTGGCAGGATCCTTGACAACATAGATGTTAGCAATGTAAGTCAGTTTGCGTTTCTGCTTACGTGCAGCATCCTTACCAGCATCAGTGCCGTTGTTCCACAGCATCGTGTTGTACTCGGACACAGGATCCTTCTGACCCAGAGTGGTCAGGGAGTTCTCAATGTACCATCCACCAGGACCCTGGAAGGCATGGGAGTACAGTTTGACAAACGGAAGGTCTTCACCTTCGGGAGCAGGCAGGAAACGAATGACGGCATAACCATTACCGCCTTTGTCTACTTCCAGTTTCCACAGACGATCATCGCCTGAAGTACCTGCATTATTCATTTTTTCGACTTCCTTGACCAGTTTTTGGGTCAGGGAGCCCAGTTTGGATTGCTTCTTAAGATCAGCAAAAGACATTCGGATTACCTCGGATTAGTTGGATTCGGGTGATTTACTTGGATAGTATAGCAAGGATGCTCTCAGGCGTCAACGTAATTTCTGAGAGATTTGATTGTGGCATTCATACTATCAAATAAAGATTGCATGTTGGTATCTGGTGGGAAACCCATCATAGTTACCGACTTGCGAAGGTTCTCTTTCATCTCAACCGCTTTGGGGTCGTCTGAAAGGGATAACCTAGTATACATCACTCTTTGCTTTTCAAGCAAGGTTGCCAGCAAATCAATGTGTTCAAGTTTTTCTTCACGGGTCATTGAACTGAAAGCCAAAAGACTTCCATATATTTTTTCTTGGATTTGATTGATTTCACTCAGTTCTTCCTGAATGATATCAGACTGAAAAAACTCACTCATCTAATATTTCCCGTAAAATCTTTTTAAATTTGAATACGTCAATATTTAGGAAAGGATTATATTTTTGGATTTTTAAACTGACGGTTTCCCACACAGGGTCTACCAGTTTCTTATCAAATCTTTTCCTAAACGAAAATATTCTATCATAGATGACTAGTGTTTCAAGACTTACGTTTCCACCAAGAAACTTTTTTAATAGAGTTGGGTGCCCTTTCGAACAATCGAATAGATTCTCTAATTCGTTGTTCGATAGCAATTCGTTGCTTTGCTCTTTGAACAAGTACGTCAAACTCTGTTTCCTTTTTGTCCAATCGGAGTAAGTTCTTTCTCCAGAATTGATAATTTCTCCAATCCATAGATTTTGTGGGTTATCGGCAGCAGCAAAATTTGATACTAAAAACTGTACAACTTCTTCATCTGAATACTTGCGAGAAGTCTTTTCAAACCAATATTTATCCTTTCTCTTATTAAAAGAGGACACACTTGCACGGGTTTTTGCACCGTACTTAAAAAAATCATATTTTGGATTTGTAAAATGATTTTTAAGTGCCAGATAATGTTGATACGTTTCAAAGGGAGTCACTTTCATCTTCTACCAATTCAAGGTCTTCAATACAATCTACCGAAACTTCATGTTCGGCAATTTTATACCAATACTTAAGTTGACCAAGAGTATCTTCATAATACCCCAAATATGCCAAATCTTCAGACTGGTTTTCTCGTAACCAAGCCTGAAGACGATGATGCATCAATTCATCACGAGAAATCATAATGGTAGTTTTGCTCTCGAAGTTCGTTTCATGAAGTTTAATCTCGTAGCATCCCACTTCAGTTTTTCCTTCAGTGGTTTGGATACAAGTTTCGTTACCGATTCTACCTCAAGTTCATTGAGTTCGCAATAGTGTACGATTGCATCAATATA